ACGGCTCCTCCCGAAATCTTCAATAGAACTCCACCTTTATTGTACCACCAAAATACCAATTAGAAAACTGTGAAAATTGCACAAAATTTTAGTAACAAAACAGACATGCCGAATCCCCTATAAAAAAGAGACTTGCATCCGGAGTTTTTTGTGTTTTTCGCGGCTGTCAAAAAATCCTTGACAGTTCTTACTATTTATGATAGAATACATGACGTTGCAGGAATGTAACGTGCTACACGTGCTACTGTGGCTCAGCCGGTAGAGCAGCTCACTCGTAATGAGCAGGTCGTCCGTTCGAATCGGATCAGTAGCTCCAAAATGAAATCCCCGAAAGTTGGCTTGTGAAGCCGATTTTCGGGGATTTTTGTTTTCTTATTTGGTGCTGCAAGGATAGACAGATGTGCCTTAATTACCCTTGTTTTCCGAAGAGTTCCTTCAAAAGGTGGCTCAAGAGGTGGCTCAAAAATCGCTGTGGAATAAGGGATAAAGTTGCGGTTGACTCCTTGTAGGTGTTCGAATGCCGAAAACGTCCTTTTCACAGCCCAAAGAATTTGCTCATTACGAGTGTGAAATTTTGCTTATTATTTTATCGTAACAACGCAATATCAACAAACCTTTTGCGCCACCTTTGCGCCACCATGTGATTTTGACCGACCTTTTTACTCTCTTTCTGCCTTCTCCGCCCTCTGCCTCAGCACATCCACCGCCTTGGTCAGCGCAGCCGGAATCGGCACTCCCATGAGTCCGGCGTTCTCGATGATGGAGATGGTTTCGTTGCACGCGAAGGCGATCACGGTGGCGTCCCGGATGAAGCTGCTTCCGATGATGGCGTCCAGTCGGCACGCCACCAGCACCACCAGCAAGCTCACGCCCTTGCGGCACAGGCCCTTCCAGCCCGCGCGGCTTTCCAGCGTGCCGGTCTTGGTCTTGGGGCTGGTGTGGAACACCCCCGCCACGATCAGGCCGGTGATGTAGTCTACGGCCATGAAAATCACCAACGTCTGAAGCGCGGTGTCCCAGCCGCCGAACAGGCCCGCAATGGCCCCGCCGATGACACCGACATATGTACACAATTCTCTGCTGTTCATTGTTATACTCCCATCACTTTTGTCAATCCGGCCCGCTGGATGATGGCCGGGTAATCCTTGTAGGCATGGCTCAGATCCACAGGGCCGTCAATGCCCGCCACCCGGCCTTTGCTGGTGTACTGCCACATGCCGTGCTTGCGGGTGGGACGGTGGCCGCGGTAGTCTGCGATCCAAAGGTCATAGGCGGTCAGCGCATCCGTGTCGAGGGCGGTGTCCGCGAAATTGGTGTAGGTGTACACCATTGCATACAGCCCCCACGCTTCGAGCTTGGCGGCGGCTTCGGCCACGCGGGCGGACAGCTTGGCCGGGGTCAGGGCTCGCAGGTTTGAGCCCTCCACGTCGATGGCAATGGGCATCTGGAAGTTCTTGCCCGCCAGTGCAGCACGCAGGGCGGCCAGCTCTGCGGCCGTCTGCCGGGGCGTGACGGCACAGGTGTAGTAGTAACCGCCCACCGGGATGCCCAGCCGGGCACACTCGGCGTAGTTGCGGGCGAAATAGGGGTCGAGGTAGGGCTTGCCGCCCTTTCTGCCCAGCACCCGCAGCATCACGCCGTCGATTTTGCCGCTGCGCTTCACCGCGTCCCAGTCGATGCGGCCCTGCCAACGGGATACGTCCATAATTTCAGGCATGGTCTGCCTCCTTACTTTTCTTTCTTGCACTGCATGATCTCGTTCCGCTTCTCCTCGGTGATGACGCCCTTGCGCACGTAAATTTTCAGCATGGCCTCCGAGATACGGCCCTGTGCCCAGCGTTCTTTCAGTGTTTCGATGTTCATATCAGTTCCCTCCCTTAATTTTCATCCGGCATATTCATCACCACGAGGTCTTCCAGTGCGTCCGCGATGCGGGTCTGGTCGTCCACGGTGTTGGAGACGGGCGGGTTGTCCTCGAAGTTCTCGATGGCGGCCAGATATTCTTCGTCGGTGGTGCAATTGCTGAAATCGCAGCCCGCCTTCCGCATCATGTCCACATAATCGTCAAAGACGAGGGCGACACTGCCGTTGATGACGCCGCCGCCCACGATCATCTTGGCCATGCGGGCCCAAGGGTATCGGTCGAGCCACTGCTCTGCGGTCAGGGTCTCACCCACCGGGGTGATAACGGTAGATTTGTTGTCGTAAATTTTGTAACGTGCCATTTTGATTTTTCCTCTTGTGTCAGTCGATGGTGTAGACGTCTACGGCATTCGAATAGGTGTCGCTCGAAATCGTTCCGCCCGCAAAGAGGGCATAATTTCCGATGGTGGCAGATGCAACGTCGGTTCGCTCAACGCTCAATTTGCGGAGTGTGGTGCGTGTCAGGGATTGGTCGTATACATTGACATCATTCGATTTGCTTGCAAATAGCGCATAGTTACCAAGAGAAGCACCGTAAAAAGTGCCCGCTGCGCTCAGCGCCGTTGGGCTGGTGCGGGTCAAAGAGGTGTCATAGGCGTCAACGGTATTGGACGAAGCCGCATTGCCTTTGGTGCTATATGTAACACCCCCGGCAAACAGTGCGTATTTTCCATTGGTTGCTGAAGCTGTGCCAACTTTTCTAGCTGCAAGCTCCGGGGCAGTGCCAACAGTCAGCGAACTGTTATAATAAAACACTTCGGCAGAGGCGCTTCGGTCTACTACATAAGGGTATACACCTCTTCTAATACGTGTTTTTCCTCCTGCATAAAGGGCATTCGTTCCAAAGCTGCACGCCGTTGGAGATTCTCCCCTGCTCATATTGTCGATTATCTGAATAGTGAGTCCACTAGTAACCGCATAGCCGTAACTCGACTGATATGTAGGCGCACCATTATCATAGTGGCACCCACCAGAGAATATGGCAGCCGATTGTGTGCTTGCAGGTATTGACATGAAAAACTGTGCGTATTTAGCAACTGCGATTGTGCTGCGTGTGAGTGACGAATCATATGCGTCTGCGTATACATCACGTTTATAACCATACACACCCACATCAGTGAATATTGCATATTGTCCAGCCGGGGCTCCTATGACATCTGACCCGCTACTGCATTCGAGCTCGCTAGGAGTGGTTCGTGTCAAGGACGCATTATAAGCATCCACGGTTGATTTACGTGCACCGTTATATCCTCCACCGAACAGTGCGTGATGACTCGTTGACACCCCTGCGATATTCAATCTCCCTACACTTAGCGCCGTTGCCGTTCCGTAGTACCTCAGTTCGCCGCCGCTCCAGAAGGCTCTTGCTTTGTCGTCTACGCCGACGTAGGCTTTTTTGATCTTCCGCGCCTTGCGATTGACACTGACGTAGCCTTTCTTTGCTTTCCGGGTCTTGCCGCCGACTTCGACGTATAGTTTCTTTGCCATAGCAGCCCCCTCACTCGTACACGATCAGAATTTTCCCGGTAGCGAGAGTGCTTCCCGCGCCGGGGTCACTGGTCTGGAGGATGTACTTGCTGACCTGTGCATCCAGATTGGTCTTGTCCGCTGCGCTCATCAGCCCCGGCTTGCTGGTCGTTGCGTTGCCGTAGGTCGTGTCCTGTTCGGGCGGCGTGTAACCGAGGGCACCAGTGATCTGATCCTTCGTGATGCCGGTCAGGAACTTCTTGTCGGCGGTGGTTTTGTCGTAGTAGTCCGCCGGGTCCATATTGCCGCCGACGACTACGATGCCTAATGCCATAGATTCAGCCTCCTATCTCACGATGTAATACGTCGCCGGGATGGCGGCGGTGGGTGGGTGCTTGGCGCGGATGCGGAGCTTGCCCGCGCGGGACTCGCTCAGGCTGTACAGCCCCGCCGCATCCGCTGCCGTGCCGGACGGGACAAGGACGCAGACGGTGTCCGCCGCGGTCAGGCCGGAGATGTCGATGTCCACATACTGCGGGTAGACGGCGCTGTCGGTCTGCCAGCCCTCCGCCGGGATGGTCAGGGGCCGGATGTCCACCTTGTCCGCCTTGGCGTCCGACACTTCGGTGACGGCGTCGCTGGCGGCCTTGAGGCCGTCGGCCAGCTTGCCGCTGCACTTGGCCAGCATCTGCCGCAGCTGCGCCAGCGCCGGGAGCGGGGTCTTGTTGTCTGCCATAGGCCGCCTCCTTACGAGCCGAACACGGTGGTCAGCATGGCCTTCACCTCGTCATCCGTGGCCATCCGCACGTTGGCAAGGTCGATGCTGTCCAGCTTGGCCTTGTCTGCCTTGCTCATCCGGCCGTCCTGCGTGGAGGACGCCAGCGGGTAGGTGGTATCCTGCGCCGGGATGCCCAGCGCCGTGATGTCCTCCTTGGTGGCCTTGACCGCCCCAGTGATGTGGCCCAGTGCGTCCACGGTGATCTTGTACAGCCCGGCCGCGTAGGCAGTGTGCGTCGGGTGGCTGTAGTTGTTGGCCCCCTCGGCGATACCCTGCAGCTTGGTGTGCTCGGCGTCGGTCATCAGGCTCTTGCCGTCTTCCTTGTCCACCTTGCCGGAGAGGTCTACGGTGGTGTCGTCCAGCAGCTCCATGGTGTAGCTGCCGCTGGAACTCTTGACCTTGGCGTAGATGTCATAGTGCTTGGTCTTGGTGTTCAGCACCAGATACATCACATTCTCGGCGGCGTTGTCCACACCGGGCACCGCGTCCACCCGCTCGAAGGATGCGTGGCCGGATTCAGAGATCGCCTTCTTGATGAGGGTATCCACCTGACTGGCGGACTGGTAGCCGTTGTCATTGGTCAGGTCGCTGGTTTTGGTGGGCACCGTGACGTTGACCGCCTTGTTAGTGGGCGTCAGGGCCGTGCCATTGACCTTGACCGTCTCGATGACGTTCTTCTCCGGCCCGGCGTCCTCAATGGCCTTGATGCGGCCGGACAGGGCGTTCTCGTTCTCCTGCAAGCTGTCTGCCTGTTTCTTGGTCTGCTCGGCCAGAAGCTTCAGGTGTTCCAGCGCGGTGAGTTTCTTCGGATTTGCCATTTTCTTTTTCCTCCGTTTCAGTTCTTAGGTGTTGAAGATGCGTCCCAGCATCTCTTTCACGGCTTCGTCCGTGGCGATGTCATAGTCGGTCGAGCTGCCCGAATCGCTCAGCGGCCCAAAGAGGATGATGTTCATCACGATGGCGGCGGTCGGCACCCGCTTCGCGGTGAAACGGATGTTCCCCGCCGTGGTCTCACACTGCCAATCCATCTGGCAGTTGACCGCCACCGCCTTGCTTTCCTTCGCCGGAGCCGCGAGGGGGACATAGTCCGCCGTCGCATCCTCCAGCGCGGCATCGTACCGGTATCCCGCCCCGTCCGGGTCCTTTTTCCAACCGGCGGGCTGCAAGGTCACGGTCCTCTGGCCGATGTAGCCGCCCGTGTTGCCCTTGTTTCCTTTTTCGCCCTGTGGCCCCTGTGCACCGGTCTGGCCCGTATCGCCTTTCTCGCCCTTCGGGCCTTGGGGGCCGGTGTCGCCCGTCTCGCCTTTGTCTCCCTTTTCGCCCTTGAAGACCCCGGATGCAAGGTTGTCCTTGATCTCCTGTAAGTTCTCTTCGGCGCTTTTGGCGGCATCCTCTGTTTTTTTCTTGGATTCTTCCGCCCCTTTCCGGGCATTCTCGGCGTTTTCTGCGGCCTGTTCTGTCGCTGTGCGGTCTTCCTTTGTCTTGGTGGCATTTGCTGCGGCCTGTTTGGCGTATTCCAATACCGCCGCCACAAACTGCTCGTATACGCTGGGCGTGATGGTCTCAGTGGTGCTGTTGGTGTCGATGGTCTCGTAGCAGGTGTATTGGCCGGGCTTCGTCATGGCGATGTAGCCGTTCTCGTCCACGGCCAGCAGCATCCAACTGCCCTGCTTTTCCTGTGTCCAGCGCCGGTCTACCACAACGCAGTTGTTTTCGTCCAGCATCTGCGGGTCCGGCAGAGCGCCGCTCAGCCGCTGCACGTGCAGCGTGATGGCACAGCCCGCCCACTCTTCCGGCACCTCGAAGTGCAGGGTGTCCACCTTGGCCGAGCCTACGCCGCCCATGTACAGGGTGTCCGGCGTTGCCCGGAAGGTGCTTCCGTTGTCCTGTGATTTCCGGACTTTGATGTTCAACTCGCTCATGCTCTTCCTCCCTTCTGCCCCAGTGTATCATCTCCCGCTGGGCCAGACTACTTGCTACTTTTCCGCCGGGCAAACAAAAACGCCCCGGCCAATTTGGCCGAAGCGTCTTCGTTCTTTTATCTCACCCCCGCCCACTCATCCACGGCTCCAGCCGCGGCTTCCTGCTTCTTCTCGTTCTGTTTGATCCAGCTCTCGAAGTTTTTCTCTTCGTACAGAGGTTCACCTCCGGCTTCCAGCCGCAGCAGCATTTGGGCCAGCTTCTCCCGGTCGTGGTCATTCCCGGCCAGATACTCGCTCTTGACAACGCCGGTGATCTTGCTCTTGATGTCGTCGGCCTTTTTGCCCGCAGTCAGCAGCCGGTTGACCTCTGTCTGCACATCTTTGGCGCGGCCCACTTCCAGTGCGTCGGTCAGGTCATCGTAGACATTCCGGTCTTTGTCTCCGGCCAGCAGCTCATCGGCCTTCTGGTTCACGGCCCCGGTCACAAGGTCGATGATGGCCTCCCGCTTGGCTGCATCCTCTTTGACGCCCTCCCGGATGCCAAGCCCTTTATAAAGTGCCCGGATGCAGTCCTCGGTCGCCTTCTGCCGGGTCCTGTCATTGCCCGCGTTCCGGGCCTTGGCCGCGGTCTCGATGTCCGGGTCGTAGTTCTTCAGGCGTTTCTTGAGTTCCGCCTTCACCTTGTCGCTCTTGCCCATCTGGTCCAGCTTGCCAAGAGCGGCCGCAGCTTCCTCCGCGTCACCCCGCTCAATGGCGTTGAAGAGCCGGTCGTATTGTCCGGTCGCGCTGGCCGGGGTCCCGTTCAGGCTGAACCCTTCGCCGTTTGCAAGGCCCTGCACATCGTCCGCGTAAGCCGCGAAGGCTTCTACCATCTTCCGCCCGTTTGCCGCCGGGATGCCCGCGATGTCCAGCCCATATTCCATCACATCGACCCCGGCCTTCCGGAGCTTCCGGTGGTAGGCTTCCAGTTCCTCTTCGTCCATGCCGGTGGTGTCCTTCCGGATCAGGGTGTACAGCTTCGTGGTAGCGGCAAACAGGTCGTTGACGGCGCTGATGTTGGTCGCGCTCACCACATCGTAGTCCGTGCCGTTCACTGCGTTGCCCACCATGCTGTAGATTTCCGAACCAAACAGGAAGTTGCCCGCCGCGCTCTCGGTGAACAGCCCCGCAAACCGGTTCCACAGGCTTTCGGCGGTCACGTCGCCGTTTTCATCCTGCTCGCGATCCCACCGATGCAGCAGGAAATCCGCGCCGATCTTCATCAGGGCGAATACCGCCGTCTGTATCCCTTGGCTTGCAGCAGCCCGGCGCAAGCTCTGCCCGGCCCGCTGCACTTCGGCCTTGTTCTCGGCGCTCTTCTCTGCATTGTACCGGGCTCTCTGGGCCTTGTAGTCCATCACCGCATCGGCGAGGATGCCGTAGTTCTGGAACCGCTGGGTCGTGAACATGGTCAGCGTCTTGGTGATCTCGTTGTCGCTGCGCTGGATGCCCGCCCGCTGCATCACGGTATAGTTGGGCTGGGTCTCCTCAATGACCTTCTGGTACATCTGGTTCACAGCTTTCCAGTAGGCGTCACTGCCCTTGGTGGCCGCACCGTCGGCAAACTCTGCCACGTGGTGTTCCACATAATGTTTCGCACCCTCCCACAGTGCCGCCACCGTGATCTCGTCCATCTTACTGATCCAGCCGGTCAGGCTCTTGGGCAGTTTGTCCATAGCCTTTTCGGCAAAGCTCCCCGAAACGCCGATGGACGCCAGTTCCCCGCGCTGGCTGCCCCGCAGTCGGTATTGCAGCAGCGCGTCGCCGTGGGCGCTGATCTCCGCTTTCAGTGCAGCCAGCTGTTTGCCGGAGAGGTTTTTCACGAAGGGCAGCACTGACGCCATGGTATCGCTGCCCAGCACGGCCCCCGCCGTGGGCAAGGACGCCGCCTGTGCAATGGCAACGCCGGGGTTCAGCGTCAGGATGGCCCCGGCATAGTTGCCCCGCAGCTTTCCCATCACCCGGCCGATGCCGTCCGAGCGCTTGCGCTGCTTCGTCTGCAAGTCGGTCAGCAGGTAATCCACGTAGTTCACCGCGTCCCGTCCCCAGTGTTCCTTCAGCACGCCGCTCTTCAGCTTTTGGATGCCGTCCCGCGTCTCCACATTCGCGTTCAGGATGCGGTTTGCGTCCCGGATGGGAGCTGCAAGGCCCGCGTAGGCCGCTGTGTCCCGCAAAGAGCGCTGCACCACGCTGCTGCACTCTTCCAGCAGGATGGGCAAGCCGCTCTTCACGCGCTCCTTCAGCATTCCGCGTCCTTCGATGGTGGCGTCCAGCTTCAGGCCCTCGATCTCGCTGGCCAGCTGGGTCTTGTCCACCGCGATGGGGTAGTAGTTCTTCACCGTCGCCCGCTGGAATCCCACCAGCTTCATGCTGGTCTCGTTGATGAGGTTCGTGGTGTAGTCCCCGAAGAAGCCCTTCATGTCCTCGATCCACTTCCGGTCGTAGTCGGTCAGGGCATTCTCCACGGTGTTCAGGATGGTGTCGGCCATGGGCATTCCGTCGGCCCCCGTCAGCATTCCGATCTTCACGGTCTGCCCCTTCTGGTAGGCCCGCTCGATGTCACCCTCGTTGTAGAGCGTTGTGTCCGGCAGAGTCAGGCCGCCGTTGAGCAGGTGCTCCCGGCTGTCCGTGTTCTGCAAGTGCATGTACAGGCTGCACAGCTGCCCATGGGTCAGCGGCACGGCCTTGCCCTTTGCGTCCGTCAGCCCGATGTCTACCAGCTCCGCGCCGGGGCCAGCGAACCGCTCCATCTGCTTGAGGTTGGCCTTGCCTGTCACGTTGTCGAAGAGCTTGGTGCCTTCCACCGTGATCTGGGTCTGCCGGAGCTGGCCTTGGTTCAGCATGTCGGCCAGCTTTTCCATCTGGCCGTTTTTGGTGTACCCGCCCAGCATCCGGAAGACTCGCTTCGCGCCCAGCATGTCGAGATTGTATTTGGTCAGTGCATCCCGGATCCTGCCGGTCTCGTTTCCCTTGGCGGCCAGCACTTCCAGCCCGGCCTTCTGGGCAAAGGCGTCCACTTCCTCGGTCTTGGCAAGGCTCAGGGTCTTATTTTCGGTGCGGATCACGTGCAGCGTCCCCGCCGTGATGGCTTTCAGCATCCGCAGCTGCTCCACGGTCATAGGCAGATAGGTGCGGTTCTCCGTCTCCCTGATACGGGCCTTCAGTCGGTCCCGCAGCCTCTCGGCCTTTTCGCCGTCGCCCAGCGCCTCGGCCTCGGTCAACTGCTGGTGCAGCCGGTCAAGCTTTGCCTGTTTCGCGTTCATCATGTCGGCCTGTAAGGCTTGGATGAGCTTCGGCACACCGGTCTGCTCCCAGTCATAGGCAAGGCTGCTGGGGTCGCTGGCCGTGCCCTGCGTCTGGCTGATGGTGTTGGCCAGTGCCGTCAGCTTCCGCACCGCCGCATCGTTCAGAACGGCCATATCCGCCAGCTTCGCCACCTCTGCCGCCTGTTGGATGAGCCGCGGCTGCACATACTTGCCCTTCGAAGGCCGCAGGATCATCTGGTTCAATTGGGCGGCGTTGTTTCGGATGCTCCGCTTCAGCTCATCAGCCTTCCGTCCGTCCCGCGCCCGCTGCACCCGCTTTTCGGCCAGTGCTTTTGCCACGGCAATGTCCTCGTCCCGCTGCTGGCGGGCCACTTCCACCGCAATGGCATTTTTCTGGGCCTGTTTCTGCTGCCACGCTTCGGCTTTTTTCTGGTTCTCGGCTTCCCACTCCATGATCTCGCGCTCCTGCACGATCTGGCTGTACTCCGCCCGGTCAGCCCGGCGCTGCTCGTTGGCCACCTGCCGGGCGAGGTCCCGGTTCTCCGCTTTCAGAGTTTTGTTTTCCAGCGTGATCTCGTCCAGCATCTGCTGCCGCTCTTCCTTCAGGCGCTTTTTCTCGGCTCTCCATTCCCGTTCGTAGGCTTCCTTCAGCACATCCAGCTTCTCGGCCATGTCGCCGGAGTTGGTGATGTCCACCCCCAGTGCATCCAGATTGGCGTTCAGCATCGCTTCTGCCTTGGCATTCCGGCGCTGCTGCTCCTGCATCTGCTGCACTGCTTCGCTCTGGTTCCCGGCTTTCTGGTTCTCCGCCAAACGCCGGTTGAATTCTCTCGTCTGCTCCTTCTGCACAGCCCGCAGGTCTTTCACGGCCTTGGCCGCACTGGTTTCGTCTCCGGCTGCTGCCGCTGCGGCCCGGCGCTGCCACTGCTGGAAGGAATCGAAGATGGCCTGTGCGTCGTTCATCTCGTTCACATTCAACAAGTCGCCGATCATCCGGCCCGCCAGCTCCACCTTGGCATCTTCGTACTCAGCCACATCCGCGAACCGGCTCATCATCTTTGGCTTGATGGTGTCGTGCACATTCATCAGCACATCCAGCCACTCGGTGCTCTCCATGCTGGCCGCGCCGTCCACGCCCGCTGCCTTGGCGGCTCCCCGGAACAATTCCGCTGCGCCCTGCTTTGTGCCGCCCATGCTCCGGGTATCGTTCACAATGGCTTCGTATTCTTCCGCCGGGTTTCCGTCCCGGTGTCCTTCCTCCTGCCGCAGCTTCACGCCGTGCTTCCGGGCCTCGGCCACCGCTTCGCTCCAGCTTCCGTACTGGCGCACAAGCTCCGCCTTGGCCTTGCCGTTCTTGTCCACGGTGTAGCTCAGCTCGTGGTATTCCGGGTATTGCTGCCACAGCTCCGTATTCCGGTAAGTCGCCTCGTCGAGGATCTCCCCGGCAATGGTCTCGGCCAGCCCCTGCGCCTTGTTCATGTCGGCCCCTTCGGTCTTCATGTACTCGATCAGGGTGCGCATCTCGCGGGCCACACGCTCGGTGTCGGCCTTGCCCTTCGCGCCGCTGGCCTTCACCAGCTGTTCTGCCACGCCCAGAATGCTGTCGTCGCTCACCCGCACCCCGCAGGTCAGGCCCATCATCTCGGTCAGCGTCTTGATGGCCGCGCTGTTGTCCGCAATGGTCCGGCTGGCTTGCCGCTGGCGGTTCCGCTTCGCATCCCGGTCGGCCTGTTCGGCCATCTGGAAGCGGACGTTCGGCACTTGGTTCAGCACCTTCGTGCGCTGCGCATCATCCCCGGCTTTGTACTCGTAGACGGTCACACCCTTTTCCTTCAGGCTGTCCAGCAGCGCCGCCGAAGCATTGTCCGGCACAATAGCCGCCCGCACCTCGTCGAACTCTACAGCTCGCTGGGGTTTCGCCTCAAAGTACCCGGTGGGGATGTCTGCGATGGTCTTGTACAGCGCCACGATCTGCTTTGCCGTCTCCCGGCTGATGGTATAGCCTTCCTTAGAAAATGCCTTGCTGACCGCTGCCATGGTCTGCTTTCCCTGTGCGGCCCGCAACAGGATGTCGCCGAGGATTTCCCGCTCCCCATAGCCGCTGTCCGAATGTGCAGCGGTCTCCTGTCGGATGCGGCTGATGACTTCTTCGATCTGGCCGTCGGCCTGTTCCAGCAGTGCCTTGTACTCCTCCGCCGGCATCTGCTGCAAGCGGCCTTTGTCTGCCCGCACTTCGTCCAGATTCTGATATTCTGCCGTGGCCGTGCTCATCAGAGTGTTTGCCGAAAGGCCCCATGCGCCTTCTCCGCGTGCATTTTGCTGGTTCATGGCCTCCACCAGATTCTGCAACGTGTAGGGGTTGTGCAGTTGGGCAAAGCTTCTCCGGTTTCCGGTTCTGGTATAGGGGTCCTTCTCATTTCGGATTCCCTTTTTTCCCAGAATACCCTCCATCTTCGGCAGCAGCCACTCTTCCACATCAGCATCCGGGGCTTTCTGCTGTAACTCCTTCTGCATCGCTTCCGTATCCTGCACGGTTTTCCCGGCCATATCTTTGGTCGTCACATATTCATATGCGTTTTCCAGTCTGGCCCGCAGCATCGGTGCGATCAGCCGGTCGGCTTTGGTCTGCGCCTTTTCTTCGCTCCAGCCAAACTCTTCCATAGCCCAGCTTTTTTCTGCTTCCCGCACTTCATTCAGCACGGCATTGGATTTATCGTGATTTCCGTTCACCACGTCGGACTCCACGATGTCCCGCAGGACAGCTTCTCCGCCAAGGGCCTCCATGATTTTCTCATACCGCTTTTTCTGGCTTTCGGTAAAACGCACCTCCTGCTTTGTCACCACCTGCACGGTTTCGCCTTTGTCTGCCAGATAGGCCGCCTTGACCGCATCATTCCGGGAAAGGCTCTCTGCCAGTTGCTTCGGGCTCTTCCCGGACGCTTCCATGTCCAGCGTTCCGCTGAGCACATTTCCCCGCGCAAATGCGCCGCCAGCGGTTTGTCGGCTCAATTGTGCAAGTTCGCTGTTCAGCTTCACTGCCTTGTCCGCGTGCACTTCGTATTCCACATTGGGCCGGGTGGGGGTCCATGCGTCGGAGCCATAGATTCGATTGGCCCGGTTCACCATGGGGTCAATGGTATCGGAGTTGAACACCAGCGAGATGGGGCCGTATTGGGTATGGCCTTCCTGTGCCTTGACCACCGCAATCGACGGCGACGGCAACCCGCCCAGCTCCAGCGCTTCCCGCAGATTTCCTTCAGTCAGGTTGTGGACGGCCACAAGGTCCTTCTGGCTGTCCACCTCCACCGGTGCGCTCATCTGGAACCGCACCGATTTCTTCACAGGTTCGTCGGTTCTCTTGCTTTCGGCGGAATCTTGTGCTATACTAGATTCAGAAAACAGCTTAGGGGCTTCACCGCCCTGCTCGGTCTTGAATACCGAGGTAAGGCTGTTTTCTTTTTTTGTTATTTTTCCGTTTTCAATGGTGAGCAAACTTCCATCCGAACCACACACTTCATGTACGTAGAACTTGCTTGCAGCATTGGGCACCGTGTACTCGTTCACGATCACTGCTTCATAGATTTTCGTTTCTCCCACCATAACAGGAGCGACGAAGGTATAGGTATTGTAGCCTCTTCCCTTCCAATTTTTCACGAACCCGATTTGCTCACCGTATTTGATAACCTCCGGAATTGCCGCTGCTGCGATTTGCTTTGCTGGGCCATTGCCGTGCTGCACCGTCGCCTTTGCGCCTTTCCGGGTCAGTTCTACCGTGCCAAATCCGGCCCTTTCCACTTTGCTGCCGATGGATTCAAAGAAGCGCACGATATTTTCTGCGTTTTCTTTGTTATTCGCACCGTACTCGATTTCTGTTCCGCTGATTGCGGAAACGGCCTTCATTTGTTCAAGCTTATCAAGGTTCTGGTTCAGCTGCTTCTCAAGCGTCTCTTCGCCCTCCTGAAGTTGGAACCTCACCCCCTGCTGTCCCGCCGCGCTCTCGGTCTTGAGAGCTGCGGCGTTTTCTTTTGCTGTCCGCAGGGTGTCCATGGCCTTTTCGGCGTGGGCGAAGTATTCGTCTTGCAAGGTTCGTCTCTGGGCCTCGGCCAGCCGCTTTGCCTTCAGGGCGGCGGCATTGCTGGGGTCGATGGTCAGCACTTCCTTGGCCCGGCTGATGATGTCGCTCAGCAGATTCTTCACCCGGTTCATCACCTTGTGGATGGAACCCCTCACGCCCGCATTTTTCTCGGCCTGTCCGCGCTGGAATTCCACCCAGCGCTTGAAGTCCGCTTCCGTCGCAAAGATCCCCCGCCACGCATCTGCCACCAGCTCTTCGGCTGCCTGTTCGTAGGTAAGCTTCTGGCTTGCGTACACGTCCATCTTGTCCCGGATCATCTCGTCTACACTCTCATATCCGTCCATCTGGGCAAGGTAGGTCAGGGCATGGTCCTGCAAGCTCTTTGCTCCCGCTTGGTCGAGGGAGTTATACCAGTGGTAGTCCTCGTGCAGCACGGTGCCGAAAATGTCGCTGACGCTGTCCCCGAAGAAAATACGGGCCGTCTCGCTGTCCACATAGGCCCGGACGTTCGGATTGTTTTGCAGCACGTTCTTCAGCACAGCGTCGGTGCCGGTGGCGGCGGCGTTCAGCTCGATGATCTGGCTGCCCATGTCGGTGCCGTCGTGATCCAGCGTCCCTTCATAGTAGACCCGCCCCTGTCCGCTCGTGCTCTGGTCGGTCAGGCCGCCGCCGTAGCCACCCGCCTGTTCCTTGGCATCTGCACCGTAGAGGTAGGCGGTATTCAGCGCGATCCGCCCGCCCTCGCCGCTGTCCAGAATATAATTGACGTTCAGGGCAGTATTGTCCATCACACCGGCCAGCCGCAGCGCGTCGTCGAAGCTCTTCACCTCGTCCATCTGCGCCAGATGGTAGATCGTTGAAGCCGCGGCGGCATACCGATCAGCATCCACGTTGGCGGGCAGCTTCTGGCTGATGTCCTGCGCGGCCTTGGTCTTGCCGCTCTCCACGCCCCACTGCTCCAACTGGCGCTGTACCTCGCTCTGCCGGGCCGTCTGGCCGCTGGGTTCCCGCAGCCCGTAGGTCTCCCGCATCTGCCCGCTTCCCTCATCCGCCGCGTCCAGCCCCGCCGGGTCAACCTTCCGGTCTACGTCCGCATAGTCGTTGACGCGGGCGGTTTCCACCGTTTCCCCGGCGTTTTCCACGCCCTTCTCGTTGACGCGGGCCGTTTCCGGTGCTATACTGGCCTCAGCACCGTGATCTTCAGCTAACGTTTCGGACGTATCCCTGAAGTCGGCAACGGCATCCATAGGGGACTGCGGCGGCGGTGCGGTCATAGCGGAAGGATCTGCGACTACGTTTCGGACGTTATCCTCAGGGTCGGCAGCGGCATTCACGGGGGATCGCAGGACTTTCGCTATTTCTTTTTCGTCAATGCCATTCTTAGAAAGATATTCCGAAACAATAAAATTCTTATTTTTCTTTGTATCACAGACGGCTTCCACGACAATGTGGCTGCCGTCTATTTTTTTCTCAAAGAGCACGATCGGCGCACGTTTGCCGTTGCTCGTCATGTAACCATCTGCGCGGTCTTTTGCTAAGTACGCATTGTCAAAATTGTTCAGCACATAGGCCGCACGGGCCACGTCGGCGCTCTCCTTCATGGTAGCGTCGGCGCTGCCGTCGCCGCCCGCGTGGCGGTTGGTGATGTGCATCACGCCGTTGTTGTCCAGCATGGTGTAGTCGCCTACTTTGTCAAGCCCCGTCAGCTCCATCATCGCGCTGCGCATCCGGTCGCCGGTCTTGCTCACAACAAAGGGTTCCAATTTCTTGCCCGCGCGCACATCGTCCACATACTTTGCCATTGCCGGGTCTACGCTGTTCTTGTATTCCTCAATGCTGGCATTCTGCGCCGCCGTATGTACCGCCGGGTCATCGTTCACCGCCGTCTGTCCCTCTAAGGCTCCCTCTCCGAGGGAGCTGTCACCGGAGGTGACTGAGGGAGTTTTCGCCTTCTCCGCCGCAGCCTTTTGTGCTGCCTGTGCACGCGCTTCCATGGCATTCTGCACTTTCTGCTCGGCCTTGGCCTTTACCACACGCACGCCGGTGCCCGCTGCACCGCCCATCGCGCCGGATACGCCGCCAGAAAGGCCGCTCTCCAACGCCGAAAGGAAATTCTCCTGCGTGAGCATCTGCTTCGCCGCTTCTGTGTCGCCCATAGCTGCGTCAATAGCTTGGTCTGCATAGCTTTCCACGAAGGCTTGCATGGCGTTATCGATGCCGCCGGTCACCGCGTTCGCGATGGCAGGGTACTTCTGCGCAAAATCCGATTTTCCTGCCATGCCGCGCACCCATCCCGCGATCTGCCCGGCCACGGTATTTTTTGCGTAGTCCGAGCCCATAGTTTCTGCAAGGTCTGCCGCGCCCACCGAGTTGATAGCCCAGCCCGCGCCGAACTTCAGCGCCGCCTTTGCCATCGCCTTTTCGGGGCTTTCCCCCTTTGCGTCGCTGGCCGCCAAGCTGTCACCTGCGCCCTGTAAGCTCAGCACCGGCAGCACCAGAGCCGGGTTCACGGCACCCAGCGCGAGGTTCTCGCCCGCGCTCATGGCCGCGTTGTGCAAAAATCTCTCTTCCCCGCTTTCGCCCGCCTGTGCATCCGCCAGCCACTCTTCGCTTTTCTGGTGGGTGTCCCTGCCCCAGTTATAAACGGGGTTGTCCACCTTGCTGCTGGCTTTGCCCGCAGCGAGCCGTGCACGTGCGTCCTTGATCTCCTCTTCTGTCCACCCGGCGCTCACAAGGTCTTTGTCGGTGTACATCCCGTTGGTTCCGTCTACGCGCTGGATGGCACGCATCAGGGTGCGGGTGCGGTCGTCGTCCTTGATCTCGGTGCCCACCGCTTGCGGCAGAGCACCCGCCGCCATAGCCCCTGCACCGGCAATGCTGGCCGCAAGGCTTTTGGCACTGTTGCCCAGCCGCCGCCCGGCCCGGTAGGCCAGCGGCAGCGTCTCGTATTGCTGATTGATCGCGCGGGCCCGGTCGATGTCCGCCTGTGTCCAGTTGCTGTTCTTGATGAGGTCTGCGTCCGTGTAAGCGCCATGAGTCCCGTCGATGCGCTTCACCGCCTCAGAAAGGTTCCGGTTGTCGTCGGTGTCTTTCCAGCGGTTCACATCCTTGTAAATGTCCTTGGTGCCCATGTCCTGCTGGTTCAGCCAGTCCCTCCGGCTGTCCATCTCGTCCGCAAACCCCAGATTGTTGTTTGCCCGGTACTCGTCAAATGCTTTCGAGGTCAGGTCGATATTTGTCGCTTCCGTCTGCTTCTGTTCCCGCAATGCTGCCGCGCTGCCCTTTGCCCAGCCGCCCGCAGCCGTCGAAGTCTGTGTGGCCTTTGCGGGCGTGCTCGCCGCTGTCGTTTCCTGATTCTGGTGCCGGCCTTTTTCTTTCTGCGCCCGCAGCGCAGCCGCACTTCCTGCCTTCCATGCCATCCTACATCCTCCTTAAAATCCTGCGTTCAGCATTGCTTTGTCGATCACGTCGTCCGACGCGCCCATGTTCATCAGCCGGGTCGCGATCTCGTTGGCGTTCAGACCCTTCGCCTTCCAGCCCTTTGCGTAGCTCAGGGCGTTGCTGTAGGGCATTCCGGTGCTTGTGTTACTCGTCTGCCCACTCGTTGCCTTCTGCGTCGTGTGATTTCCGGTGTTCGAGAGCCGCAGCTTCGAGCTGGCCGGGGTATATGGTTCCACTACCGGCGGGGCCGTAAGCGTCCCTGTGGTGCCGCTCACCGTCTCCGGTTCCAACCATCCCGCATCGGTCAGGACCTCCTTGTAATGGCTGTAGAGCGGATTCGTGTCCTTCATGCTGGAAAATTTGTTGGCCATGCTCGTGAGCTGGCTGGTGGTGTATCCGCTTGCTGTGCCGGAGCTGCCGCTTCTGCCCGAAGATCTTCTCCCGGAGCCCGAACTGCTGCCCGTCTTGGTGGCCGCCGCCTTGGCCGCAGCGGTGGAAAGCAGTCGGCTCGTCAGCGTGCCGTAATTGCCCGCTGCGCTGGCGTCCATGCCGTACATCTTCAGCAGGTTGGCCGCTGCTTCCTGATTTCCGCTTGCCACCAGAGAAGCCGCGGTGCTCAGCACACTCGCCTGATCGTCCCGCGTGATGGGTGCCCCAGTGTAATTCGCGAAGGCGTCCGCGTTCAGGCCGTACCGGGTCAGCACGTCGCTGGCCGCATCCCCAGCGCCCTGCGTGTACAGGTTGAACGCCTGTTGGTAGGCGCTCAGGGCGTCGCTCTGATCGGTGCGGTTCTTGTTGTACTCCCACTGTTCCCGCGCAAACTCATTTTCCCACTGCTGCTGCGTGTACCCCATGTACCCGTCGTAGGCGCTCTTGGCCACATTGCCCACGGTTCGGATGCCGTTCCAGAGGTTGTTCCAGTAGTTGTCGTTCTCGTTCCGGGCCTGTGCGCTCTGGTTGGCTAAAAAATTCTGCCGGTTGTACCAGTTCGAAAGGTTCGAGCCGTATGCCGAGCGATCCAGCGCTTCGGTGTTTCCCATCCCGGAAAGGGCTTCCACCAGCCCGCTCTGCCGGTTCTTGTATTCATTCAGCGCCCGGCTGCGCAGGGCTGTCAGGGCGGCGTCCACGTTCGCGGTGGCCGCGCCCTGTCCCTGTGCTGCCAAGCTGTCCGCCCAGCTGTTGCCGTACCCGCCGCTCAGCGCCGCCGCGTTGGCCCGCGTGTTGTCGGCGGCCGCCGCTGCCGTGTCGGCGGTCTGGTCGCGGTACTGCTGGTAAGCCTTCGCCAGCTCGCTCCCATCGTACCCGCTGCCGATCTGGCCGGTCAGTGCGTCCATAGCCTCCTTGTTCTGGCTCACATAGTCCGCCGGGCGGTTGGCATTCCATTCCTGTTCTTCCTGCTCCGCCTTGTTCTTCCGCTTCAACGTATCAAACAGCATATCGTCACACTCCTTCCAAGCCCCTCAGATCGGCACGCCCATCGCCCGCAGCACCCACGGCAGCGCCATCGCACCCACCTGTGCCACGTTCCCCCAGAACTTCGTCTTGTTGGCCGTGTTCTGCTGCTTTTCGCCCACCGCGTCGGCGTATTCGGCCTGTGCGTTGTTGAGCTGGCTATAGTAATTGTTCAGCTTCGTGTTATAGGCATCCTGCGCCAGCTGCTCCTGCTTCTGCAATGCTTCCAGCCGGGTGGTCAGGTCGTTCTTCTTCGAGGTGTACTCGTCGAAGGCTTGGCTGTACAGGTCATCCACCGCGTTGCTCAGCCCCGCCATGGTGCTCTGATAGGCCGTCTGCCCGTTGGTGCTGGCCCAGCTGTTGCCGTAGCCGCCGGTCTTGCCCGCCGCCTGTGCCGTGGCGTCCTCGCTGGCCAGCTCTGCGCCGCGGGTGTAGCGGTTCTTGTACTGCTGGTAGGCGTTGTCCTTCGTGTAGTCGTAGGAAAAGCCCTTTTTCGTCAGGTCTGTCAGTGCGTCCTGCGTGCTGCCGATCTGGCTGCCGTACTCGCTTTTGTACTCGCCCGGCATCTGGCTCTTCAGGCTGTTCAGGTTGCTCTGCGCCGCATTCACCCGGTTCGTCGTTGCGGTGTTGCTGGCCCTGCGGTTGTCTATGTAGTTCTTTCCCGCGTTGATCACGTCCTGCGTCACCCGCACGCCGCTCCAGCCCGGAATGAAGTATTCCCACCATTGTCCACTTGCCATTTGTCTTGTCTCCTTCCATTTTTAACTGCTCCCCATCGGGGAGCTGTCTGCAACGCAGACTGAGGGGTTCCTCTAAGCAGAGCTCCCATCTCTGGGGGAGCTGCAAGCAGCGCCGCCGTCAGGCGGACTGCGCGCTGAGAGGGCAAGCCCGCTGCCCGCGCGCCGAGAGGTTTACTCCACCTTCAACCCCATTGCGGTGAGCTTGTCCCGCATGGTGTCGGAAAAATTCGTCTCGTCCAGATTCTGCATCATGTACAGCATCTGATCCCGGAGCTGCATCAGGTAGTTGTTGATGGCCCGCGCATCCTCCGGGTTCATGTCTTCGCTCAACTTCGGCAAGCTGATCTCGCCTAAGCGTGTAATATCCGCCATATCAGTTCCTCGGTTCTCCGCCGGCCACCCGGTTGCCACGGCTGTCCGCCATGGTAAAGGCGACACTCCGCACCGCGATCTGCCCCGTTCCGGTTAGCCGCAAGCGCATCGTGTCGTGCCGTGTTGGCCCAAAGGGCAGGTTGACCCGCGTGTATTTGTTCAGCACCGCTGCCTCGCCCAGCGTCTCCCACGCCCCGCCGTCGTAGCTGGCTTGCAGCTTCACCACGCTGTAGGACAGCGCATCCACCCGCAGCGTCACCCGGCTCACATATTTGTCCGCCGGGGTGTTCAGGCCGATGTCGCCGGTCACCGCGTCGAAGGCCACATTCTTTTCCAGCGCCGCCTTGGCCTCGTCGGTGTCCCGGTCGGCCTCGCGGTTCGGCTCTGTGGCCCAGAGGCTTGCGCCGTCCCATTGGTAGAGCTGCCGCCCCGTGGAGCACATAGCCCAGCCCTCGGCTTCGCTGTCCCCGGCCACGTCCTCCTCGTGCCAGAGCTGCCGTTCGGTGTCGTACACCAGCAGCCTCGTTTCGCCGGTGCTGGGCTGCCGCATGTGCAGATAGTACCGGGTATCCAGCACGCCGCCCACCGCACCGCGCACGTTCATCAGCCATGTGCTGTCCAGCACGCCGCTGATCTTCACGGGCAAGCTGCCGTCCCACGCCATCACGCCGTCGTTGCTCAGGTAGTACAGCACTTCCGCGATCACACACAGGCTGCGGCTTGCGTATTTCGCCACACCGCGGCACTGGACGCTCACCAGCCGGAAATCCGCCGGGCGGCTGCCGTAGAGCTTGTGCAGAGTGTTCTCTTTGAAAAATAAGGCGTAGCCCATGCAGGTGGCGGCGCCGGTGAATTCGCCGTCGCTGCCCACGGTCACAGCGTAGCTGTCCGCAGCCGTTCCCCGGTAGGAGAACCAGTTGGTCGGGTCGCCCAGCTTGCAGCCGTAGATCACATTCTCCCGGCTGGAGCAGCCCCATACCCGGTTGTCGCATTCGGTCAGGAAGTCGAGGTCTGGCACCCGCCGCTCCACCCGGAACAGTTCGGGACTGCCCTCCAAGCCGCTGCCCTTTCCGTCGATGCTCCGCCAGCTGAGACGATCTCCCTCCTTGGTCAGGGTCCCGTAGAAATAATCGCCACCGGGTTCCGCCTTTACCTGCACGAAGTCGTCTCCCTGTGCATACACTACGCGGTCCCCCGTCAGCTCCTTCCAGTACCCGTCTTCGTTGGCCCCGATGCCGCTGATCGTCACCGTGTCCCACACCGCAAAATCCTTTCCGATGCCCGTTGCCTCGATCTTGCAGTAGTTCAGCTCCACCGCCGACCAGCTCCCCAATGTCTCGTTGTACACTTCCAGCACGCTTTCGCTGCTGTAGGGTACTTGGCTGTTGATGACTTTCAAGAAGACCTGCCCGTCCGTGGGATTGTCCGGCTCTTTTGCGGCGTGCCCGGTGGCGGTGTAAGTCCGGCCCGCCGCATCGCAGGGCGTCAGGGTCACAGTGCCGGTGCTCTCCCACCCAGCGCCCAGCGGGGTCAGGCTGCCGGTCTTGGTGTCAAAAGCTGCTTTGTCCGGGAAGAGGATGATCTTCGTGCCCATGCCCACCATGATCTTCTCACTGTCGCTCACGGCGTTTTTCAGCACGATCTCTTCCTCTGCGGCCGGCGTGGCAAGCGTTTCCTCATGGTCGGCCTTGTATCGCAGCGTCGTCCCCTCGCACAGGAGCATTCCGTTCAGATGGTACATCCCGTTGCAGTGTTCCACTGCTTCCATCTTCCGCCGGGGCGTCCGGGTCTGTAACGCCGGATAGCCTCGGCTGGAAAAATTCTGCATCCGGGTAAATTCCGCCTCCGCACAGGCATAGCTCTCATTCAGCCCGCCGAAGGCCGTCAGGCTGCTCCGCCCGGTCGAAAGGCTGTATACGCTCGGAAGCGCCATTTCAATACCTCCATTTCGTGTCCATTTTCGGCAGGTAATGCTGGCGGCACCAGATGGCAAATTCCTCTTGGCAGTTGTTCGCCACCTGCATCTCGTTGGCATACCGGTCGGTCTCGCCGAGGGCAAGGTCCATCTGGGCGCTCAGGTAGTGCGGGTAGTAGTCATCGTAAGGCTGGGGCAGCATCAGCTCGGCATCCTGCCGCAGCATCTCCTCTTCCCGGTCGTACAGCACATCCGCGCCCACAGCGTCGAAGGCGTCGGTGTCGCTTTTCTCCACCACGCTTTTCCGCAGCCCCGCATCCGCTTGCCGCAGCCATAAGATCTTCAGCTCGCGGTCGAACCCGTTGTTGGCCCGCAGCTTGTCCGCCAGCTCAATTGCTTTTCCTACCGTCATTGGGCAGCTCCTCTCTGTCGCGGAGCACTCCAGCTCCCGACACCATAAACTTTTTCGTCCAGTACAGCCCCACCGTCCTGCCAAGGGCTCCCCTACTAGGGGAGCTTGCAGCGCGGAGCGCTGACTGAGAGGTTATCAAAAATCCCCGGCACAGCGGTGCCGCCGGGCCGGGGTTCGATTTTGTGTGCGCTGAGAGGGCAAGGTCACTCCCCGCGTGCGATGATGGCTTCCATCCGCGCCGCGCTCTGGGCGTCCTGCTCCTCGCTGTGCTGGATCACTTCCGCCACCTCCGGCGGCACCTGTACGGTCACACCGCGCTTGATCTGGTAGTTCACGCCGTTCACGCTCACGAACAGGTCGCCCTTGTAGCGCCCGTTGTCGCTGAACAGCCGGATGCTCACCATTTCACCTTCACCGTTGTTTTCTTTCTTTGCTGCCATTTGCTGTTCTCCTATCTGCCCGTTCGGGCTCAAAACGCTCCCAATCGGGGAGCTGTCTGCAACGCAGACTGAGGGGTTCCTCTAAGCAGAGCTCCCACTTCGGGGGCACTGCAAGCAGCTCCGGCAACGCCGGACTGCGCGCTGAGAGGGCTCGTTTAGTTCGCCGATGCACTGGCCGAATAGGTCGAAACGCTCTCAATGCGGATCATGTACTGCTCCACCAGACGCTCTGCGGTCTGGGTGGCCTTCCAGCCCACGGATGCACGCTGGTTCAGCGGGTCGTCGCCGTAGCCCAGCTGCTTTACGATGTGTTCGAGGCCGCCGCCCTCGATCTCGGTGGTGCCGTAAGCGTGTGCGCCAAGGATCAGGGTAGCGAACACGGCCAGACCCGCCGGACAGGTGGCGTCCT